CCGTACTCGGGCAGGCAATCGTGGGCACCTGGCTGACCAGCATTGCTGCACTACGTGGCAAACCACAAACTGTTATATCGAGCGCGCATGAGTTACCGCTGGCAAACTTGCAGTACCAATTCTTGGCCCCAATTTTGGAGCAGTATTTTGACGCAAAACCCAAGTGGGGATATGGCCGTATGGAACTGGCAATGCCTGACGGGTCGCGCTGGTTTATTAAGGCCGCCACGCCATCAGCAGGAATGGGCTTATCGGCTGACCTAATTTGGGTGGACGAAATCTATGCAGTTGATGATGCCGTCATGGCTCATTCTTTGCGCCCTACTATGAAGGCTCGCAACACGCGCACTGCTGGTGGCTCGCCGATTATGGTCATGACTTCTACCGCTGGCACCGAGGCTTCAACGGCCATGCTTCGATACCGCGAACTTGGTCTGTCACTTATTGGCGAGCAACGTGCCGGCGCTTTTTACTTTGCCGAATGGTCACCACCGCCAGGGGTAGATGTCATGGACACAAGCTGGTGGGGCTGGGCTAACCCAGCACTTGGGCAAACCCTAGAGCTGCAGTCAATGTTGATAGATGCAGACCACCCAGACAGGTCATCATTCCTACGCGCAAGCCTTAACCAGTTTGTCAATGCCGATGCCTGCTGGCTACAGCCTGGCCAGTGGGATGCTTGCCTGTCAGATATTCAAGGCCCCGAAAATGGCTGGCTTGCTTGTGACTCATCGCTTGACGGGTCGCGCTATGTCGCTGTTCGCGCAGCTGTTGATGACGTCGGCATCGTGCACGTCTCGGTTGAGTTTGTAGTCCAGTCATTAGCCGAATGTCAGCAGGCCATGATGGATGCCTGCACTGCACACCCATTGCTTGGGCTTGCCGTCACGCCAGCGCTAGAACATCACGTGCCACTGCCTTTAATGAGGCGTACCAAGGTCGTTGGCTATGGCGAACTAATGCGCTACACATCACTAGTCAGAGCCCAAATAAATGATGGCAAACTTGTGCACCAGGGTGAGCAAAACCTTGCCGAGCACATGAACCGAGCCGTAGCAATTATGCAGCAAAACAATCTGGCGCTATCAAGTAAGCGCTCACCGGGGCCGATTGAGTTGGCGCGCTGCACAATCTGGGCCGCAGCTTTAGCGTCTCGACCTAAGCAAGCTGGCAAACCTATGATGGTCATCGTTAATCGCTAGTATAAAAACGGTACTGCTCTGAACGTTGTCGGGATGAGCAGGGCAGTACCACACACACCCGGCAGAAAGTGGCATACTACCGCTATGGGTATTTTTAATAAGCCAGTAACTAAGGCCGCTATCTCAACACCATCAGTGCAGGCCGCTGTCGGGTACGCGCCAACTGGCAACAGCACAAACCCACTAAAAAATCTTTACAATTACCAATCTGGTTTTGCACGTGACCGCGCCATGACCCTGGCAACAGTGTCCCGTAGCCGTGACCTTTTGGCTTCTGTCATTGCTTGTATGCCGTTAAAAATGTACGGCGAAATGTACAACGATGCCACTGGCGAGATGGAAGAAATTCCGTTAGCGCCACGCTCTTGGCTACGCCAGCCAGACCCAGCTGTTACTTACAACCACATCATGGCCTACACACTTGAGTCGCTTTTGTTTTACGGACGAGCTATGTGGTATGTCACCGAGCGCACGGTTGATGGCTACCCAACCAAGTTCCAACTTCTACCAATGGGCTCAATTCAGACAGCCGACGAAGAAGGCCCAGTCTTTTACCAGCCGTCCAAGGCCATTAGTTTTGCTGGTAATGAATTGGACTACCGCAATGTCATTCAGTTTCTTAGCCCTATTCAGGGCATTATTTACAGCTCTGAGCAGACCATTGCTACAGCGTTAAAGGTTGAGCAGAGCCGTTACAAGAATGCCCAAAGTTCTTTACCTAGTGGCGTATTGAAACAAACTGGCGGCGAACCGCTAAGCGCGCAAGAGTTGTCAGAGATTGGCGCAGCCTTTCAAGAGGCTCGACTTACTAGCCAAACCGCAGTGCTTAACGAGTTCCTCAGCTATGAAGCCAGCACTGCTACACCGGACAAGATGCTGATGATTGAGTCAGCCCAGTACAGCGCTTTAGATTTGGCACGCCTATGTGGTGTTCCCCCCTACCTTGTAGGTGTTGCCACTGGTGCTTATGCCTACACCAGCAGTGAGCAATCACGCGCTGATTTGTACATTTTTGGTGTTAAGCCTTACGCCGATTGCATCGCTAGCACATTGTCAATGAATAACGTGCTACCGCGTGGCACCTATGTAAAGTTTGATACAAAGACCTACCTAGAAGAAAACTATGTAGCAGACAAAATGCCCGACAATGAACCAGAAGAAAACACCCAGGAGTCACTCGCATGATGCGCTTTACCAGTTCCACATTCTCAGTTGATGCCGCCACAGAGGACGGCCCTAAGCGCACTATCACCGGCATTGCCCTGCCATACAACACCGAGGCCACAGTCTCAGGTGGCCAGACAGTTTCTTTTTTGCCGGGCTCACTGCCAACAGAAGGCAAAGCCCCAAAGCTCTACATGAGCCATGACGCATCGCAGGCTATTGGCCTTGTCACCGAGCGCACAGATGACGATGAGGCCATGTACTTCACAGCCAAAGTCTCAACGACAGCCCTAGGCGATGAGGCTTTAGTCTTGGCAGCCGATGGCGTACTCGACTCTGTGTCGGTAGGCGTAAACCCAACCAAGTTTTCGTTTAACGAGGATGGAGTCATGATTGTGGAAGCAGCCGACTGGATGGAGTTGTCACTTGTACCACAGCCAGCCTTTGCAGGTGCTACCATCACAGATGTTGCAGCAAGTATCCCCACATCAGAGGATGAAGTAAGCAATAATACAGAAACGGCACCCGATGAGCCTGAAGTTACCGAACCACAGGAGAACCCAGTGTCAGAAACACCAGCCCCAGAAGTCATCGAAGCATCCACAGTTTTTGCCCAGCCAAAACGCAAGTTTGACCTGCCAACACCAGGCGAGTATCTCGCTGCTATGCACATCGGCGGAACAACATTTGACAACGTTGCTGCAGCCGCACGTGACTATGTTGCTTCCAAGCAATCAGCTTTCCAATTCGCAGCTGGTGACGTTCTTACAACCGATACGCCAGGACTCTTGCCAGTGCCAGTGCTTGGGCCTGTATTTGCGAACCTTAACCAAGCAATTCGCCCAGTAGTTGCAGCCATCGGTGCTCGCGCCTACCCAGACGGCGGAACCCAAAAAACTTTTATCCGCCCAACATGGACAACTCACACCAGCGTTGCAACTCAGAGCACAGAGCTCACAGCAGTATCAGCAACCACCCCTGTGATTGCCTCAAACGTAATCAGCAAAACCACGCTGGCTGGGCAAGTTCAGCTCTCAATTCAGGATGTGGACTTTACGAGCCCCGGCTCGATGGACATCATCATTAACGACTTGATGGGCCAGTACATGCAGGCTTCTGACAACCTTGCCGCTGATGGCTTGGTTGCTGGTGGAACTGCATCAGGCGCTACATGGTCAGTAACAGCCAACGACCCAAGCACTTTAATTTCAGCCATCTACACTGCTGCATACAACATTTTGCTAGACACAAACTTTTTGCCTGACCACATTTTCGTGGCACCTGGCGTATGGCAAGCTCTTGGCGCACAGCTAGACGCAGATAAGCGACCAGTGTTCCCATACGTGGGTGCAGCTGGACTTATGGGAGTAAACGGAATGGGCGCTGCAAATATCACAGTGGCTAACACTTTCAACCCATTTGGCTTGAACCTTGTAGCTGACCGCAACTTTGCGGCTGGCACCATGGTTGTAGCTCGTGGCGCTGCTATCGAGTTCTATGAAAGCATCCGCGGATTGCTTACACGTGACGAACCATCCACATTGGGCAAAGTCATGAGCTATCACGGCTATGCCTCATTGTTTGTCGCTGACGCAAAGCAAGTACAAAAAATCACAGTTTCATAGTCCGAAAGGCGGCTACCGCCGATGGCTACATACACAGTCACTTTTAAGCAACTGCTAGACAACTATGCAGTGCTACAAACACTGACCGATACCGAAATAGAGGTGGGACAATCCATCACTGTTAGCGCTGTTGGTGCACCCTTTAACGGCACCTTTGTGGTCTATGCCATGCCCAAGTATGAGTACATCGGCATAGACACAGAGGGCGACTTGCTCTTTAACAGCAATGTCAGCATTCCTAACCAAGTGCTCTTTGCTTGTACTGGCACAGACGTTGGCCGTGTTGCTTCTAGTGGAACAATTACTTACACGCAGAACTGCACGTGGATTACAACAGCAGAACTGGTTACATATCTTGGCGTGGACATAACAAACCCAAGCGATGATTTTACGCTTGCTACACAGGCGCGAAACGCTGCCAATGATTTCTGTTATCGCAGGCGTCAGGAGTCTGGCTATTTTGACAGCCTGACAACTTCACCAGGGCACGACGTCACGCTAGGGACGCTCATGTATGCAGCTGCACTTTGGCGTTCTCGTGGCTCAGTTCAGGACACCTTTGCCACATTCGATGGCATGGGCTCAGCGCCCGTGTCAGCCATGACACCAGTAATTAAACAGCTGTTGGGCATAGACCGCCCACAGGTTGCCTAATGCCTGCTACAGGGCTTCTCAATGAGGCTATGCAAGACCTCAAGGCCACACTTACGGCAGTAACAGGCTTACGAGCTGTCAGCGACCCCACAAAGATTGTGCCTAACTGTGTCTTTCTTGATGCCCCAAGTTTTGAGACAATCGCTGGCGGTGGCAACATCATCCGCGTAACTATCCCAGTCAAGGTAATTGGCAGTGGTGCAGCTGCTCAAGGTGTGCTCGAGAACATTCTTAGCATTGTGGCCACAGTCCTAGGCTCGAGTGTTGTCATCATGGCAGGCCAGCCGTCATCGTTAGAGATTGGCGGCGCTACATATCCTGCCTACGATTTACAGATGGCAATGCAGGCACAAAAGGCATGACATACCCCATTGCAGTAGTATTATCTGCTAGAACTATAAACAGATACGGCACCCGGCACCGTTTGACACAGGAGAACCATCGTGGCCACAAGTACATATCTCACTAACCCAACCGTGAACCTCGCGCCTACCACTGGTGGTGCAGCTGTCGATTTGACAGACCAGTGCCGTAGCGCAACTATTACACTTGGTGTGGACAGTCTTGAGTCCACAGCGTTTGGCGATACTGGTCATCGTTTCGTGCCAGGTCTGCAGACCGTATCTGTAGAGCTTGAGATGTATCTCAGCTATGGCACTAGTGAGGTTGAGGCCACATTGTTCGCCAATCTCGGCACAGGTACTACACAGTTAGTCATCTCGCCATCAGGCACGACAGAGTCAGCGTCTAACCCTGAGTTCACAATCATCAACATGCAGCTCGTGGACTACACACCAATTACTGGCGCTGTAGGCGAACTGTCAATGATTACCGCGTCATTTATTGGCGGCACCTACGCTCGAGATATCACAACCCCTTAACTAAAGGAACCCGACATGAAATTAACTCTCAAGGTAGACACGGGCGAAGGCCCGTATGAAGTCACGACCAGCCTGTACGTCATTGTGCAATGGGAACGCAAATACAAGCGCAAGTCCAGCACCATTGGCGAGCAAGGCATCAGCATTGAGGACTTAGCTTTTATGGCGTATGAGTCATCTAAAGTTGCTGGCATCACAGTGCCCGTAGTGCTTGACGATTTTATTAAGCGCTTAGTGACTTTGGAAGTGGTAGATAATGACCCGGCAAACCCTACCCAAGCGGAACCTACCGCAATTCCCTAGCCA